TTAAAATATGTTCCAATTTAACTGGTTCATCTTTTGGGTGTTTTTCATTATAGTGATCTACAGCATACTGAATTAACTCGTCAGCATTCTCATCAATATATTTTAAAACTTCATCTTCACTAGTGAAAGTCTCTTTCTTATCTTTCATTTTCTCAGCCATAAAGCGAGTTAGATCTTGAAAATTGTTTCCTTTAGCATAAAACATCCCCATCTTAGCAGATGCTTTTAGGTTACCTAACCCTTTTTTCATGACTTTAACTAAAGCTTTCATTGGAACTTTAGTTATTAACTCAGCGATTGTTTTGCCGGTCTGCTCTTGCAGCATAACTTCTCTGACATATTTCCTTACTAAATTCATGAGGGGTTTCCTAAAATTATCTTTGTTGAACTCGTGTCTCCAAAACTTTTTGTATACCAGCCCCTCACACTCTTAAACAGCGGAGGAGCGTTAGGATCAGGATGCTCACCATGAAAAATATAGTCATCACCCGCGAGTAGTTCTGCAACTTTAGATTCATCTTCAACCGGCTTTGCTCCTCTTTTTATCATGGCGTACGCTGGCTTTCCGCTAACCTCGCCCCACCAATTCCCAATACCGGCAACAGAACCACCAGCCCTAAGCTCTGCTGATTTGCTCTTATATTCCCCTGAGGCCTGTGGTGAGCCATCATTTGCCGCGGCACCCATTTTTACTCCGGCGATATCAGGTTTTCCCATAATCGCAACATCAACATCCGCGTCGTTATCAATATCTTTAACGACCCAATAGGTGTATCTATCTAAACTATCGGGGCTAGTAATTTTAAAGTGACCGCCAATAGGTTCGTAAGTTTGCTGAACTAGATCGAAAAGGTTTTGCTTTACCAGCTCCCTTCTTGGATCTCCTGATTGCAGTAAAGTCCACTCATTTTGAGGTATTACTCGCTGGGGCGTTTCTGTGCCTAATTCATCTTCAAGCATTTCCCTAACTAGAGTTCTTAGTTTGCTTTTTGTAAATCTTGAAAATTTTGCTTTTCTGTTCTCGGTTAACATTAAAAGTTTCTCCCAATGATTTCTAGAGATACCAGCGGGTGGCTCGCCGCTTGTTTGATCAATAATCGCGTCAAGAGCTGTTTTGTATTTTGCTTTCTGTTTTGGGCTTGGAGCATCCGAAAGATTATGAACCATGTCTGCGAGTTTCACCCTGAGTGTTGGTATATCACCAAGCAAACCTAAAACATAATCTGTGTAGCTTCCGCCTTTCTCATGTGTTAAAGCACGAACAACTCTAATGACTTCGTCTGCCGATCCTCTATCCTGGATTGATCCCCTGATAAAATCTTCCATTTCTTCAGTAGAACTCATTGTCAGGCCTGGAGCGTCTTCTAAACTATCATGAAGAAGAGCTGCCATTTGAACTACATTATCTTGAGGATAAAAACTTCTTGCAATGTTTCTAACCTCAGAAGGATGGGAAAAATACTCTGATCCATCCCTACGGGTTTGGCCGAGGTGAGCCATTCTTGCTGTGTTGTAGACATCTTTAAAGTCTTCTGATGAGAATTTTTTTAGACGCTCTTTAATAATTTTTCTTAACTGATTGTTTGTAACCCTTAGCTTTCTGCTTTCTTGAAATGAAAACTCTTTATAAGGAGAGAGTTGATCTAGAGACTTAGATAAAACATCTTTTTCTTGCCAGTTTTTTCCAGAGTTAGTGCATCTATACTCAGCTACTTTACCTGCTTCTTTTGGAAGCTTCAAGACTTTTTTTACTACCCCTATGCTTCCATAATGTTTACACTTTTTGTTAGTGTTTACAACTTCATCGCCAACTTCTGGTTCAAAAGAGTGACTTTGATAAATTTTATACTCTAATAAATTTCTGAGAATACTTCTCATAGCATTTTCATTCTTTTTAGCAGTTTTCTTTTTTAGCTTTTCTAAATGATCAGACCATATCTTATATGCTGCGTTTAAGTTTTTCTTTTTATCTGGATCTTTAGCACGTTCTTTGGCGACTTTTGCGCGCTGCTTCATGACTAGCGTTGCTTGAACTTTATGAGCGTGAGTTCTTTTTGCTTTGTTGACTGTGGCCACTCCCTTTCTAGCAGTAGCAGCATCTTTAAAACCAAGACCTCTTATGGTCCCCTCTTCTCTCTCGTTGGTGTAGAGATCTGAGTGGTTGGGGCTGCCGGTATGCTGTCCCTTCTTTCTTGGTTTTCTGCTTTCAGTCATTTGTTTCTCACATCATCGCTGCAGCCATTGCGTTGTTAGCTTTCTTTTTGGAGGCATAACAAGCTCTAGCTTTCATTTTAATCTTGCCTGACTTTGTTTTTTTAACACTGCCAGCTTTTTTTCCTTTATACAACTTGGGGTTGTTTTCTTTATCTTTCTTAGTAACTTTGTCATCAACGTAAGCACAATACTGGTTACCGCGTTTTCTGACATCTTCCTCAATAACTTCACGAATAATTTTTCTGAGCTCTGCCTCGGTTATCTTACCTTCATTTGCTGGAAAAAGAGTTCTCATCATTGTTCCAAAAAAACCTGGAAACACCACTTTGCTTAGCGCAAAAAGAGCGTCTCCATCATTGACCATTAAAACTTCTTCCCAGTTAGAAGGAATATCTTTCTCATAACCGTCTTTTATTAACTTTTCAATCTTTTTCCTGAGTTTATCTGTAAGTTTAGCTCTTTCCGCTGTTGTTCCCTTAAAAGAACCTTTTACGATATCAGCCCTAGTAATCGGATCACTCCGCCTTTGTCTTTCCCGAGGAGAAGAAGATGGCTCATCTCGAGAATCCATGTTGTCCCGAACTGATTTTTGTATCATATTACGCATGGCCATGTTTTCTCGGATAATCCTTCTAAGTCTTTTCTTGGTAATTTTCATTTTTTCTTAGCTTTCGATTTTTTAACTACAGCCCATGGCTTAGATGGAGTAGCTGAGTTAACTCTTGCATGCGCCCATTGGTGCTGGCTCATTCCTTTTCTAGAACCCGAAGTAGCCCAGGCAGCTAATCCCTTTCGGTATTCTGCATAGACCGAACCTGGTGTCAAACCGCGTTTTTCAGCTTTCTTCTTTAGAGTTGCCTTAGTTGTATCTGACAACTTACCTGATGAAGACTTTTTCTTCTTTTTCGCTTTCTTTCTTTTCTTTTTCTCTTCAATTACTTCTTCGCGAAGCATTTCATTAATGTAAGTTCTGAGAATCGAATCTTCAACTGACTCTTTCTTAGTGTCTTTACGAGGGGTGTTTTTGAAATTTGGATCATTAGCAGCTTTTTTTTCCATTCTTGCCCTCCTGTCATAAGCCCTCTGAACGCGTTCAGGATCTCCGCTGGCTAAATCAGCTTTAGTAGCATCAAGTTTCTTAGCCCTCTTACTTCCTCGAGGCGCACTATAAAGAGGGTCGTTTGTCTTTGTAGATTCACCAACAATTTCTTTAGCTTTCTCCTTAGACATTTTTACCGGATGATCTTTATCTCCAATTTTAACTTTATCTTTTCCGTCTAAAGCAGCTTTAGCAATTTTATACGTAAAACCATCTTCGTCAACTTCTGATTCAGACTTCATTGCTTTTTCGCCTTTTTGCTCGTAGATCTTGACTATAAGCTTTGTCTTTCCTTTTATGAGACGGTGGTATTGTTCTGCAGGAATTTCAAAGCGATCTCCCTCCCTTAAAGTTACAGGAAATTGATTATCACGCTGAAACTTCCAACCTGCTCCCTTAACAACTTCTACGATTCTAGTGTTTTTGTCTCTATGCCACACCAGTTCTTCTTCATGAACATCTCTGCTAAACTCTCTTAGTAAGACATTTTTCGAAATTTTCTTTTGCTTAAAAGGATAATTCATATCTACCACCATCCTGGGATGTTCTTACCGAACATTTTAGTTAGACGACAAGACCAATACCCAGGAGCTGTCTTGTCTTTTTTGTCGGCGCAATTGTGTCTGTCGCCGAAGTTCTTTCTTCTTTTTTTAGCTTCGTCGCTGTCGCCCATAGCCGTCGACATATCTGAGCCAAATGTTACTGGCTTAACTTTTCCAGTCTTTGGATCTCTTACGTAGACTTTACCTTTACCGCCGCCGGCACGCTGCGCGCCTTTAGCCCCCAATGTCACTTCACGGCCTTTATATTTAGCTTCGTCTAATATGTGCGGAAAATCCAGAGGAACCATCATGCCGTTATATTCTGCGAACTCTCCTAATTCGTGCTCTACTATATTTTCGTAGTCTGAAGGGTGCACTTCATAAAGTCCCTGCTTGTAATAAAATCTTGCTTCTCTGAAGAGCTCGAAGTATTTATCTGATCCTGGGCGGTAAACATTCTCTAGAACAGGGAGAGATTTAGAAACATGAAACCAAAAGCCTCTTGTGCAAGTTTCTTTTATAAGCTTTCTATTCACTTTTTCAATGTTAAACATACTTTTTAGCCATCCCTTCTGATAGCATTAAAGCGTTTATATTTTTTTCTTCTAGAAAAACTTCGCCTAGCCATCGACCATATTTTCCTTTTTTATCTTTCTTTGTTTTTAAAACAACCCATTTTCCAGATATTTTCTCTCTTAAGAAATCTCGAGATACAAGACCAGCCTGTCGATTTTCTCCCCTAATCTCCGGGGAGTTTATTCCTAACAGTCTAATCTTTTGGTTCTTCATCAAAACATCGAATCCTAAATCTATATCTACCGTAATAGTATCACCATCATAGACTCGCCTCACAAATGCTCTGTATTCAAACATTATTTTAACGCCGGGTCTTTGTCGGTCTTTTTTAATTTTGTCAGAAAGTCTTTTTTTAATTTCAAAAGTCTTTCAAATTTAACCTTCTGCCTAGCATCTGTGTACAGAACCTGAGGTTTCTTATACTCGCCATTTATCAAAAGGTCATCAAAATTATAAAATTTTGTCTTGGTAGGTTTAGGATTAGCACCTAAAAGAAAAAAAGAAAGAGTCGTTATTAATAATACTTTTTTCTGCACAAGTACCCAACCTACATAAATACTTGAATAAGTATTATGCAGAGGGACAAAAATATACACAGAATAGTCTTAGTAGTGAACATTGATTCTCCTAAGAGATACCAAGTCATCAATGGGAAAATAAAATAACCCGTACTAGAACCTATAAATCTAACTGACCAGGCTGAATTAGATTCCATGTAGAGGTATTTCGAAGCATAGTAACCGCATAAAGATGTTGGAACAGCTAAGAATAAACAGATTGTAAGGGTACTGTAGTTTTTAAAATATTCAGAAAATTGAGCGTTAGTGCTTATCCACACTAAAATGTGTATACCAACCATCAAAAGTATACCAATGAAAAAATTAACCATCAACTAGCCTTAAATCTTCTTCAGGCAAATTTAATACATCACCTTCATAAATTATATAGTAGAAATTTCCAATTAAGTTCTTATAACTATCTATAATAATCCCTCTCCTGCCAAAAGAATCGACTACTAAATCTCCCTTTTTAAATTTTTTCATTAACGCTTATTTAAAATGTGGGTAGAACTCTCTAACTGAGAAGATGAAGATTGAATTATGAATTCTTTATTATTCATAAATTCTTTTAAATTTCTAGCGCCACTATAAGAACAAGAACTAGTTAACTGCTTCTTCATTAACTCGATAATATCTGAAACGTTTCCTTTATATGGAATCGTAGTAGAAATACCTTCTACTGAATTGTGACTACCCTTCCAATCTCTTTGCGCTTCTACTGAAGCCATTCCTCTGTATGCTTTATATTTTTTTCCGCCTGGGGCAGAGAATACGTCCCCTGGAGATTCTTCAGTTCCAGCAAACATTGAACCGCACATAACTAAATCAGCTCCAGCTGCGATGGCTTTAGCTATGTCTCCGGTGCTCTTCATCCCGCCATCAGCAATAATTAAAGCATCCCTATCTGTAACTGAACAATCTAAAACGCTTTGAAGGGTAGGAACACCATGCCCTGTTTGAATTCTGGTAGAACAAATTGAACCTCCCCCAATCCCAACTCTAATGCTGTCTGCTCCCCAATCAGATAAATCATTGAAGCCCTCTAAAGTAGCTACGTTTCCAGCCATGATGTGAATAGAATCTGAAAAGATGTTTCTGATATCGCTTAAAGCTTTCTTCATTAAAGAGTGATGGCCATGAGCTACATCAATACAGATAATTCTAATTCCACATTCATACAGGGCGGTAGCTCTGTCCAAGTAATCTCCAGAAACCCCAATGGCTGCAGCTACTTTTTCTGTTTTTAAGGTAGTTCCTTTAGCTATGTTCGCTTGCTCTTCTATCGTATTATATCTGTGGATTACACCTAATCCTCCAGATTTAGCCATAGCTATTGCCATTTCAAATTCTGTAACCGTGTCCATGGGGCTGGAAATAAAAGGGCAATCTAAAACAATTCCCCTTTCTCCTAAGCTTACAGAAAGATCTATTTGCTTTCTAGATAAAATATTTGAATACTTAGGAACTAACAAGACGTCGTCAAATGTGATTGTTTCTCTCAAATTCTTGCCCTCTCATAATCAGAAGCTATCCGATATCGACAGATTTTTTCTTCGAAAAGAATGTCTATAACTCTTTTTATTTCTACTATCTTAGGATAATATCTTAACATTCCTTCCGAACAATGTACATCAGTAATATTTTTTTCGTAAGGGCCTTTTACAATCACCCCAGACTCTCCAATCAACAGATCATCAAAATGATAATCTTTTGTAATATGGATCCTCTTTACGACATCACCTTTCTTCATCTGAACTTCTTTTATCCATCAAGTCAAATATCCTAGTGCTAGTTCCTAAAATGGTAGAAATGTTTCTGTCAGCTTTCTTATATTCTTCAGATCCAAAGGTAAAGAATCTCAAAAGCCAATAACGGTAAACTGAAGCTTCATAAATTTTATTTTCAGGTTTTCTCTTTTTTATTTCGTTTACCCAAACCTCGACTGAGTCATAGTCATAGTTTTCAAGTAAAGCTGGGCATGCTCCAGCTGGAATCAACAAGCGTGTGTTAGTTAGCATTTCATTTCTTCTTTCTAAAGCCGGGCCGAGGTTCTTCTTTTCTCAAATTTTCTTTGAGTCTTTTTTTCCTTAGTTTAACTTTCTTTTGTTTCTTTAAAAACATGTTTCTCTTAAGGGGAGATAATCTATCAATCATTAGAATCCCATCTAAATGATCTATTTCGTGTTGAATGCATGCCGCATGATAACCTTCGGCTTCGAGAGTATCTTTCTTTCCGTCTAAAGAGGTGTAAGAAACTTTAATTTTTTTGTGCCTTTCAATTTTTAAAACAGTGCTGTCGATTGAAAAGCACGCTTCTTCAAAAGAAACTAACTCGCTAGAATTTACAATCTCTGGATTAACTAAGACCTTTTCTTCTTGGCTCCCATCAACTCCGGTCAAGGCTAATTCGTTAATTACAATTACCCTTTTTTGAAAACCGATTTGAGGAGCTGATAGCCCGTACCCTCCTATGACTCTAAAAGTGTCTAAAAGATCTTCTACTATTGCAACATCTTTTAAAGAAGCGAGGACAGATTTTTTCTTCAAAGATTTGTCTGGCCACTTTAAAACTTTTCTAAAAGTCATTTCTTAGCAGGTGCCTTTCTAGTTCTGCTTCTAGTTGATCTTGTTTTCTTTGGAGCAGGAGCTGCTTTCTCTTCATTTTTTTCTGGGGTTTTATTAACTTTCTTTGCTTTTGGCTTTGGAATATTTTTTGGTTTTTCTGCTGGCTTTTTCTCTTCAAGATTTTCTTGTTTGAAATACTCCAGTGTAGGTAAACCAATTTTATTAAGCTCGCAATAAGCCCTTAAACCCTCATCACTTGTGATATTGTTAGCGGTAAAATAAGCCTCTAGGTCTAGCTTAGACCTCCTAGCAAAATCTTCAAAACTTGACATAATTCCTCCTTTAAATCATTGAGTCTTCTTCTAAGTATGATGCGATGCATTCTTGAAACCTGGGATCGCTAGCAACTTTTTCAATGTCTGTATCTGACATATCATACAACTCGCATATTCCGGTTGCAACTTTTTTCATAGCTTCAATCAGAATATTCCTAGCAGCAGAGTGTTTCATTTTAAAGCCGCGGCTTGTCATTTCTGAAGCTATATCTTTGTAGCTCATGCCACCGCTCTTTATAACTGTAGAATACCCATTCTCTGACTTGTGTCCTTTAGGCATACTCATTTAGCACCCTCCTTGATCTTTGTTAGTTCTTCTTCTGATATCTTAAAGAAAGAATCTTTATTAGACGCATCTTCACTAATTCCGAATCTTAAGCGAATTATATTTTCTTCTCTACTAGTAAGTTTCAAAAGAGCTTTTCTCATTGCAGCTTTAATTTTAATAGAGTCGAGAATCTCATCGATGTTGTTAGCTTGATTATCTGGAACCATTTCGGAAATCTTTCTTCCATGACCGCCAGACCTATCTTTGACGTTAGAGTCTAAAGATATTTGAGATGAACATTTTATCATAGACATCAAAGTAGATACCGGGACTCCTAAGGCTTCAGATACTTCTTTGTAAGATGGCTTTTGATTGAATTCTTCCTCGTAATCTTTAATCATTTCGTTCATCTTCCACAAAATATTCCTTGTGTGAGATGGCAGCTTGATGTCAGAAGACTGATTAGCTACGTGCGTCCTAACAGATTGTTTAATCCACCAGTACGCATAAGTACTAAACTTAAAGCCTTTCCTCCAATCAAAGCGATCGATAGCTTTCATTAATCCTAAATTTGATTCTTGGATTAAATCTTCTAAAGAGCAACCTTTAGATTGAAACTTTTTAGCAATAGAAATTGCTAAACGTAAATTAGATTGGATCATTTTATCTTTAGCGCGTTGGTCTCCATTTTCAATCTTTTGAGCTAATTCTACTTCTTGCTCGCGTGAAAGTAATGGATACTTACCAACCCTGGTAAAATAATCTTGAAGAGCATCAGACATATTCTTTCCTCCTTGCTGATAGTACTATTATACCACGTCCAGCAGAGTTTTGCATCATTTTCTAGATAAAAATTTAGTATGATTAAACTTTCTTTTTTCCCTTATATTGGACTCGTTTTGTACATAACAAATCTCTTTTTCAATCTTTTTAGAAGAATCAAAATCCCTTTTTGATCTTGCGATCCTAAGGTTCTTATTCAGCCTATCACACAACGAATTTATTTCATCATCGTTTTTGTGCTTTAACTCTTCGGGGTTAACTTTAATGATTACTACAGGCAAGCTATCACGGCTTTTTGGAGTATTATCACGGTTTTTCTTCAATTTAATTTTCCTCATTATCAAAAATAACAGCAGCGCAACCTACCGACAAAAGATTTATAGCAGCCGATGTTGCATTCTCTAGAGCGGCCACTGAGACACAAACAGGATCAATAATCCCTAATTTAAGAAGATTAGATATTTTACCGGTGTTCGCATCATAGCCAAAACCATTTTTACTTTCTTGCATTTTTTCTAAAACAACCTCTGGTACGTCTCCGGAATTTTTAGCTATTTGGTATAAGGGAGATTTTAAAGCATTAGATAATATAGAAAAGCCAGGTCCTTTGCTATTATCCAGCATATTAGAAACTTTGAAAAGAGTAGTTCCTCCCCCAGGAATAATTCCGTCTACCAAAGCTACCCTAGTCGCATTTACAGCATCATCTACCCTATCTCTTCTTTCGTTTACTTCACTCTCTGTAGAGCCTCCTACGTAGATTATCGCAACTCCGCTAGTCATTCTTTTCCTCCTTCTTTGGAGGACTTTCTTTTCATCTTCACTAACGTTTGGTTCTTCTAACCTCAGGTTTATAGATTGCAACCTTTGTTTCACGGAACTTTCGTTGCTTTTGCAATCAACAAAAACTGATTGTTCTTTATAAGCTTTAAAGGTTTTGCAAGTTCCTAGTTCATCAAAAAAGCTAGAATTTTGCCAGTTTTCTGGATCAGCGTGAATCAAATTAGTTCCTAAAACAGCAGCTAAGTCTTCCAAAGCTTGTTCTCTCGCTTGGCCAAATTCAGGCGGACGTAGAACACAACAATTTAGATTTCCTTTAGTTTTATTTAAGATTAAACCTTGCAAAGCATCGCCGTTTACGTCGTTAGCTATAATGACAAGAGGTTTATTAAGTTTAACGCAGGACTCTAGAGTTGGAATTAAACTTTTCATATTTGTAATTGTTTGGTTTGTAAGTAAAATTTTTGGCTCTTTAAACTCTACTGACTGCTTAATCTGATTGTTTATAAAATATGGAGATATATATCCACGGTCAATCTGATAACCATCTACTTGGATCAACTCTGTATTGTAACCTTTAGAATTATCTACAGAAACGTAGCCATGAGTACCAACGCTGGAAACTGCTTCAGCGATTATTTCTCCAAGTTCTTTTTCTCCGTTGGCAGAAATTACAGCTACGTTCTCTAAATCTTTCTTATCTTTAATAGCTTTAGAGTTTTTCCTAAGAATTTCGACAGCTTTATCTTTAGCTGAATTTAGTGAATCTCTTAAGTCTCTAATGTTACCACCTGCAGAAAGGTATTTAGATCCGTTTTCGAAAATAGATTGAGCTAAAACCGTCGATGTTGTCGTTCCGTCTCCCGCTACTTCAGCTGTCTGCCTTGCAGCTTCTTTTACAACTTGCGCTCCTAAATTTTCAAACCTATCGACTAAATTGATTGATTCAGCAACCGTGACGCCATCTTTTGTTAAAATCGGGGCCGAGTCTTCTAGTTCGATCAGAACGTTTTTTCCTCTTGGGCCCATCGTTATTTTTACAGCATCAGATAATTGAGAGACTCCACTTAGGAGTTTTTTCCTCAAAGATTCATCATATTCGAGTATTCTTTTTTGCAATTTTTATCCTTTTAATATTTTCTTACTAGCACTTTCAACTAGAATATGCCGAGAGTCGATATTTCTTTTCGTTCCAGAAATCGTATCTTCAGCTATATACAAATCTCCAAACTTATAAACCACTTCTACAGATGAAATGATGTTGTTTCTTCTTAAAATATTTTGAATATCATCTTCAAGTACTTGCTTCATTCATTCTCTCCAAAGCCGTAAAGTATTTGTTCAGATAATTTTCCTTGAGCATGCTGCCAAAGCTCAAATCTGAAAATGTTTTTGTTATGCTTTCTCTATCGAACAAGATTCCGCTAAATTGAATATCACCCTCGCTTGAAGGATCTTGAAACTTGATTAACTTTTTATTTCTCTCGAAAGTTTCTAATCTTTCTTTAGATTCTGAAAGGAAAGATTTAAGCAATTCAGGATTTTTTGATAATTTTTCAGCAGTCTTGTCGCCTACTCTAGGTATTCCAGGAATATTATCTGCGCCATCTCCTCGCAAAGATTTCCAAGTGATATAATCATAAGATGGATTTTCTCTAAATTTTTTAGTTATCGGATTATATAGTAAACAATTTTTGTGCGTTTGTAAAAGTTGGATAAAATCCGTATCTGAAGATACTACAATACATTCATCTTCGATATGCTTTTTGTTTACGAGAAAACCAATTAAGTCATCGGCTTCTAACCCCATGTCTCGGGCTACAATAATTGGAAAAAAATCTTTCATCATGAATTCAATCATCTTCTTTTGATTCATGAAGACTTCATCTTTTTCGTACACTCGGTTAGCTTTGTAATCAGGAAGTAAATCTTCCCTTCCTGCCCTGTTCCCATCTCTTACGAAATAGCAGATTTCAGGTTTGAATTTCTCCAACAAAGGCTTTAGACTTCTAAAGAAAGAATACACAATTGTAGCATCGCCTTCTCTCGCAAACTTAGCTGAGTATCTTGCTCTGTAGATTAAGTTATTTGCATCAAGTAACAATACTTTTTTCAATTTCTTCTCCGTTGATGAGATTTTTAGCTAATTCATAAGTCGAAGAACAATCACTTAACATTGAATTAATTTGTTCTTGGATATGAGCTTCTAATGCTGCTTTTAGATCTTCCAAAGAAGAAAACATCTTTGCTTTACCTTCGGCAAATTTAGCTTTCTTAATTTCTAAATGACCAGAGTCTTCCATGAATATCTCTAAAGAGTATTCAACTTTCAGACCAATGTCTATATTTTCTTTTATAGTTTTTTCTAAGATTCTCGCTGGAGCAATTATTCCAGATTTTTCATAAAACAAAAAAATCAAATCTCCGACTTTAAGGATATTATTTTCCAACTATTTTCTCCAGTTTAAAAGAATATTGTTTTTGTTTCCTACCCCAATTTATAATTCTTTCCATAGCTTTTTTCTTTTGGTAGGGAGGTTTTTTTTCATCAGCGATTATTATCTTTGCTCTATCAATTATTTCTTTATTTTTATCAATCACTTTTCCAAAAAGAGGAGTACATTTTAACATAGCTTTAGATTTATTCATTCTTGACTTCCCGCGAGAGCCTGAAGCTGGTGGGTGAAAGTCATCTATAGAAAGTTTTCTAAAGTACAAAACTGCAGCATTTTCAAAATCTCTATCTACAAGCATGTAGAGAAAATCTAAATTTCCTTTTTTTTCTAAAGTGGCGTAATCGCATTGAAGAGCCCAAGTTTTATTGCTGTGGGGAGAAGTTAGTTTACATTCTAGTTCTGTATCCAACTCTCCAATCATAATGTCTGGTTGACCAGAGCGGCCGTCGTTAGATACCCCTGAATATCTTTTTGATAACTCTTTAGAAAATTCTTTTTCCTGAATAGAAGACATCAAGATATTCCTTCTACCGATGTCTGATTTTATGTCTAAGCCTTCTGAAATATATAGATTTGATAGTTTTTGATTGAAGTCATGCATCTTGTTAAGAGCACGAGTGGCCATTTCTTCTGTTATATATAATCTACTCATGTATAGATTATAAACTGTTGAGAGGCTAATTACAGATTTATTCGAGGTTTTTTCTTACTTTACCGGAAATTTCTTTTCCCTTGCTTATTGCAGTTGAAAGTGGTTCTAATCCTAAAGCTTCTCTAACTTGATCATAAGTTTCAGGAGATAATTTTTTTTTCAAAGAAGACATGTCAGCATACTGATGTAGATCCATATCGTATATGGGCAAAGGGCTGCCATCTTCTCCGGGCTCGTACTCTCCAGTCTCCCTGCTTTCAAAAACAAAAAGCATCTTCGGCATCTCTTTCCCGTTAGGAACTTGAATAAAAGGAATGTGAGAACTTAAGCCGTTCGCATCTTCTTCATAACATATTTCTGGAATCCAATTTTTCATATAAACACCTTAAAATCAAATTATAAAAGTATTTATTCGGGTGTAATTTTATTGACAGTATTTTTGATTTTTTCAACTATAGCTCGGGCATTCGGTGCTGAATTGGCTAATTCTTCTAAACTTTGAATGCTATCAAATGGAGAGAGAATAAATTGCGCTAGCTCTTGATTATCAGCTTGAATTTCTTTCAAGATCCTCATTCCATCTTCTTGAAGGTTCTTTTTTAATTTGTGAAACAAGCTATCTTCTAAAGCTGCGATATAGTCTTTCTCAGTAGCTTTATCTCCTAGCGCTTTAATAGAAGGTATATTCATTAGAGACTTCATAAACTTAGTTGGCTCTGTCATAGTAGAATCAGATGAGAATTTTTTTTGTATCTCTTTTCTTTTTTCCGACATTTCTTTTTCAAAATCTCCTAGAAAATTTCCTAAGTCTATTTCTCTTGATTTAGCCAGCTGCGTAGTTTTTCTCAAGTCTTCTAAGTTGCTTGACTGCATTAAAAGATATAAAGCTTCCATCCTTTCTGGGATTCCGTCATTCTCTATTATCGAAATATGATCTTCCTTCATTTTTACAAAGTCGTCAAATCTAGATTTTATCTCTTTAGGATCAATGCCATTTTTCAGCATCTCATCTTCTACTTCAGACTCAACATCTTCGAGTTTTTGCTCTAGTAAATTTTTTCTAAAATAAGACTCACCGAAAAACAGCCTTTTCAAGTCATTAGCTATACCAGAAAGAGGTCCAGGAGGAAGCCCTGTTGGTTTACTGTCCGGACCGATGCCGCCGTCCTGCATCCCTAGTCTTTGTTCCCTAAACGTATCATTGACAAATTCGCCAACTCCAACTCCGGCTTTAACTGCAGCCAGTCCCACAACTCCGACAGGGTTTGCTAAAAACATGACCATTTTTTCGTCCGCTGTTGTTCCCAAAGCGTTCATAGTGCTGTCCCATTCTTTTGAGTAGATATCCATCTTTTGTTCGTAAGTTTCAATTAGTCTTTTTCTTTTCGTAACATCGAATGTAAACAGTAACCTTAAATTATAGAGTAAACCTACGCCGATATCTTTTAAAGCCATTTTAGCTACTTTAAAAACATCTACGAAAGGCTCAATGAATGCGCTATAAGCTTCGCTGTTAGAGATTACTGGAATATTATATTCATTCAATGGTTGTGTTGATTCTTTAACAAAAATCTTTGCGATCATTTCATTGTTCATTTCTTTCTCCCAACATAAGCTTTATACCAGTCTTACTAAAATAAATATCTATTATTCTCTTCTCGAACTCATTTAAGGACTGTTTCTTAGTTTTTGGATGACGAGTGCTAAATTTTTTCCTCATCTTAGGGGGAATTGTTTGAAGCATTACCTTTTTAAAATTCATCCAATCGTCATTTTCTTTAAGAATCTTCGAAGCAAATTCAATATATTCTGTATACTCTTCCATCCAAACTTCCAACTTTGTACTGACCGTCTATTTCAGCTAAGTTTGATTTTAAAAATTTATCACTTAAAATATATTCGCAGTTGTTAAAAATAACATCGCATAGAACTGTAGAAATTGTATCTTTTTCACGAAATTCGTTAAAATCTATCTTACTGTAGCTATCATAGTTGAATCTTGCCAAGTCAGTAAATAAAGTAACATCTCCGTAATTTACAATAGGGAAATCTGATATGTATTTTTTGAGTATTTTCTCCGTTTTTAAAACCTTCCTTTTAGAAGTTACGCTAATAATCTGTATTGTTTTTAATTCATCGTCTAAGATAAAAGTAACTATAATAGAAGATGGGTTTAGAGTCGGAATCATAATACAAGAAAGGGTTGCAATTATTGCGTCTCTAAACTTTTTTTCCACAGTTTTCTGGCAATTTTTTTTTAAGTTTGAAAAAAAATATCTTTTATTGCGATACTCTAGCTTAAACTTTTGACCATTTGCGTAATATTTTACTTGGCGTTTATTGTTTAAAGAATTTACAACGGATTCAAAGAATTCAAGGTTTTTCATTTATCTTTTGAGCTGCCCTTAATTGCATTCTCAAATATTTGAGTAAACCGTTATAGTGGGACCTCTTCTCGGTTCCTCTTGCACAATCGTCTCTAGAATCTAAGGCATCTTCAATCCTTGATCCTATATCAGAAATGCACTTATCAGACCCGAAGTTAACTAACTTTCCATTTACACACCTGTGCTTCTTATCATTAGACTCAGCAACTAGAGCGTATTCGTTGAATTTTCTAGCTACTTCTCCAACAACTATTGGAGAAGCATCGCTTCCTTGTTTGTTAGATAGTTTAGCTAATTTTTCTTTCTTAGGCTTTTCTTTCTTTTCGGCATCTTTAGGATTCAAAGCATTTTCAGGATCTCCAGCTTTGTTCATAATCGTAGCAAAACCAGATAACATAGAAAAAAGATCTCTCTTTTCATCTGATTCTAAATTATCGTAATATTTCAATAGCCCTTTTTTGACTTCATTGTCTTTTAGGCTAGCCCCAGATCTGACTGAATTTAATTGATCTACTATGTCTTGAAACTTAATATTTTTAGGAACTCCTTTTGGGACATCATAAGAAAATTTGTTATCACCGTCTTTCTTTTCAGGTTCTTTGTCTTTCAAAATTTGCTGTTCTTCTTCGTCTACCTCTGGGTTTCTTTCTTCAGAATCTTTTACAGATTTTGGTTTTCTAGAGCCGGCTTTATCAATTCCTTTTGATATATCTTGCTGCTTCTCTTTTTCTAACTCGGCAGGATCTTTTATTTCTTCTGTTTCTTTTAATATTTTTTTGCAAGCTGAAGTTACAGATTCTTGTATAAGCTTTTGATCTATCATTCTTTCTTATCCCCGTTATTAACTGTGATATTTAAAATATAACTATTTCCGTCTATTTTAAAAGAACTTATTTCTCGAGAGTCTTGAGATGAAAAAGAAATGTTAGAATCTTTACTTGAAATAAAGAAATTTTCGTTAGATAAAACCTTAGAGACTACTTCACCAGAAACAACTAAAGAAATAGAAAGAAAATTTTCATC